GCCATTTACAGGCCTCTTAGGTCAGGGTGAATACACCGGTCGCAGCAGGCAGTACGGTCAACGTGTTGGGCGATGACACAGTAAATTGCGACGAGGACAGTTGGCAGAAGCACAATAGCTTGCCACCGGACTGATAGATCACCGCATATTTAATGTTCGTCAACGGCGCACCAGACGCGGTAAATGTCAGGCCAACAGCCGAGTAGGTGAACTTCATCTGTTTAGCAGAAGCGCCCGTGGTCCACTGGCCGGTAGCAGGCTCGAGTAGCTTTCCACCATCAACATATCCGCCCGTGGCCGAAATCTGATTGGTCAACGAGGCAAAAGTGCTCAGGTTAAAGGTTGACGTGTTGCTGGCACTACGGAATAGGGCCATCTTGAAGTTGCCAACACCGAGCTCAATGGTCCCGTTACCAATGTACCGTTTAGCCGTGTTGTAAAGTTGCCATGCTGAAGCAGCCATTTTAAATCTCCTCTAAAGCGGCGCGTTCAGCGCCTGATTCCAAAATTTGGCGAAGTAACCCGCCGTGAATGTTTAACTCCATTACATCACCCATGCACCCGATGAGATCAATGAACTCACGGGCTTGAGACACCATCCACAGGTTGCAGTAATACACCTTGCCACCTACACGCACTGGAATCACGGCTTGTTCGTCATTCTCTTTTTGTTCGTATGCGTGGTGCGCTCCATCCTGTAGGCATGAATCACACCCAAAGACATGAAAACGCTTGAACCCCAACATTCTAAACAACGGGATGGCTCGCAACAAGACGGTTGATCCCCCAGGAACTGGAAAGCACTTGGGGTAAACCTCTTGTAACGAGTCTTGGATCTCTTCAGCACTGGTGTGCCAAATATATGTCCTGTCCTTCACGCCCTCCAGCTTTTCAAACACAGCCGGGTCGCACTGCGAGGCGATGAAGTATTTGCAGTCTGCAATGGTGTTTTCAACAAACCGAGTGTTAAACGGCCTGGCGTCCACCATCACATACGCAGAAGGCCTGATGTCGTGGTCCAAACAGTACTGATAGGCATTGTTCATACAGACCAGCTTTACCCCCTGCTCTCTGAGCGCCCGGATCTCTGGGATCTGAGCCTTCAGGGAGGGGCCGCCACCGACGAGCATTACCTCAACGTCATTGGTTGGGTGGGGCTGGATCTGTTGGAATCCCAAACGGATGTTGTGCCGGACATTCGCCTTGATGGTCTCGATGTCCAGGTTCAGAGTCCCCTCAAGCTTGATCTCCTCGGCGGCCACCCAGGTATCTTGGACCGGGGGTGCAATCACTACCTTTGGGGGATCTGAATGGAAGGAAGTGAACATTATTGGGACCTTATGATGGCGCTGTTGGGGATGTTCGGGGGGAACTGGATCTGAAACGTCTGGTTTGAAACAATCTTGTCTGACCCAAAGTTTAATACCGCGATCGACCTGTTTGCCTTGGTAAAGTTGTAAATCAGGGCTCCCCGACAAGTAAATGAGGCCGCTGCCCAGGTGGTGTTATTGAAACTCACATAAGCCACACCGTTCTCCGACTTGACTGTCGTGCCGGTGAGGGTGTTCCCCCCAGCGGTGTAGCCCGTCCCCGTGATCTCGTCTGTGACCACATAGGCCGTGGTGTCTGCATCGATGTCAGCATTGGCCGTGTAGAGGGCGATCTTGATCGTGTCGGTCAACAGATCATGGATCCCCTCATAGAGCTCCTCTTTGAAGGAGGTGGTCTGGGTCTGGACGATCATCTAATCGGCACCCTAATCTGCCCGTTCCTGTAGGCATCGCTGCGGTTCTTGCCTTCAGCGAGTTGTTTCAAGAGATCCAGGGCCTCTTGGTACTTGACCGTGTAGGCCGCCATGATGTCCGGGTCACTCTTCATAAAGACAGCTGCCTCTAAGAGGGCGCCGTACAGGAGGACGGAGTCAAAGTTATTCCCTAACCAAGAGGTTCCCGCCGTGACAATCGACTCGGGATAGTAGAAGTAGTGCAGCTCCATCTCGTAGCTTGCATCTGGGGTGGGGCCCAGGAAGAAGGTGTTCTCATCCCAGAAGCTGTAGTACTGGGGTTTCCCAGAAACAGCTGGAAAAGGGAAAGACTGGCGAATGAAGTTGACATCCTTGTCCAAGAGATACTCGTACTCTCCCGTCGCAGGATCAATCACGGCCAGCGAGAACGTGGCTAACCAGTCTGGAGGGGCGCTCAAGTACTTATTGCCGGCTGTCGTGAACCCTGTGACATTCTTGCGAAGCGCCAGGATCTGGATTGTGTTGTAGATCCGCTGCTCTGCCTGCTCAACGAAAGTAGCTAACTGGTCCGCCGAGGTGAACGAATCCACCGTGGTCGGAAAGTCATTCTCTGCGTACCCGCGAATTGTCGCGGTGAGCTGGGCATAGTTCACGCCATCGGTCCCCTGGCCATCACGCCCTTAGTCGCTGCGCCAGTCCCACGAATCTTGATCCCGCTGGTCTTGGTGTCGTCTTTCCCAGGGTCGCCAAAGCTAACCCGCCCAACCGCACTGTTGTGGGTGTATTGATTCCCAGCCAATGTGTTGGGATCAGGAGGACGACTTACTGAGAGCATCGCCTCTTTGGTCCCGATGTCTTTGCCTGTCATGGTATGGGGAGGGGCGTAGAGAGCACCGTCTCCCACCTCTTTGCCCATCACCTTTTTGCTGTACTTGGCCATTATCGTCCCCTTACGGATTGCCGCTGGTTCATTACCTTTGCCATGCCCCGGCCATACTTCTTCATGTCCATAGAAGTCGGGCCTCCGGCCTTCATCTTCTTGTGCATCCGGCGCTCGTGGGCTTTGACAGCCTTGGAAGCTTCCTTCTTGGCCGTTCCTTTCATTGCGTGTGAGGTCATTTTAGACTCCTAAGAAATTGAGATTGTTACATCGCCTACAAAGGTTTTAGCCACTAAATCGTTTGGCGTCAACCCCGCATCATCTTCCCGAGCACCACCTACAGGAGCCCAGCCCCACTGGATCACTCGACTACCCTCCAGGGGAAATCCAAACCCTAACACCGCTGTGCTGTTTGTCGTGAGATCCTGGAGTCCACTGGTACCAGACTGCCGGTAGCTTACATCGGGGCGGGGTTCTCTGACAGCCTGGGGATCATTGACTGGATACATCCCAAGCTGTAACTGAGGCTGGTCTGGATCCCAACAGGCTTTGCAGACCTTGATCTTAAATGGCCGTGTCTTGACCGTCTGGGTGCGGAGCTCCTTGAGCTTAAACCGCTGTGCGCATCTGTCGCACTCCGCGATCGCATATTTGCCAGAGGCAAACCTGTTTGGCATGACTCACCCCGCGTAGAAGAGATTCCGGGGGACGATCCTCAAGGGGGCCGTTTCCCGGTCCTCTGAGGAGGCTATCAACCACTGCTCCTCATAGTCCATCTTGAGTTCTGCCCGGCGCGTAGAGTCCACTGTGGGCAGCTTCATGCCTAGGTGGTAGGCCAGGCCAGAGACCATACAAGGGATCATGCGAAAAGGAATGTCTTGAACCGTCGTGCCGTTCCCAGCGTCTTGCATCCGGCGCAGTCTCCAGTAGACAAAGGTGTACTGGTCTCCTGGGGGGTTGGGGGTGGGCCAGATATTCACGCACGGGAGGTTTTGGACAGTAATGGCTGCTCCTGAAAGGTGAGCCGACGCCGTTGTCCCGTATTGCCCACGAGCGCAGTTCTGTAACTGGTTGTTCGTAATGTCTACGTTTGGGTAGCTAATGGTCTCACTGCCGATCTTGATGAACCCGGCTGCCGCAAGGGCTGAGACGTTCGATACCGTGATCGTGGTGTCTGTGGCATTGATGTTTCCCTGCAACGTCACCGTCGTGGGATTGTCGTTCCCAGACTGACGGTTGAACCAGTATTGGATCGGGCGCCCCTGGGTTAGCTTGTTGGGGATCGAGGAGTAGGTTGGTTCAGCAATGTTGCTGATGTTGATGTCGATCTGGTTCAGGGTGCCTGGCTGTTGCCGGATCACCGTGTCCAAGATCTGAATCGTATCCACGGGGATGGGGTAGATCGCCTGGCCGGTCACAAGGGGAATAGACCCCTGCTCCATTGTCCAAAGATTTATCCCTCGGTTGGCCCACTCGATCGTCAGGAGGTTCAAAGACCGCCTGGCGGTACGCAGGTCATATCCCGTGCGCAGCTCTGCGCCGCATCTCTCAAAAGCCTCTTCGACGATGTTGTTGAGATCCAGGTTAAACAGAGACAGGCCTGAGGTGGGCATTAGACGATCTTTCCTTTAGTTTTACCTCTAACAGCACAACCATCAGCACGTTTAGATGCAGAAACTTTACCGCCTTTTTGAAATCTTTTTGTAACCTTAATCCCGCCGCCAGTAATTTTGCTTTCGGAAGGAAATCCTTTTTGTTTTCTAGCGTGACCTTGTAAATAAGCTTCAATATCTAAGTCATCATCAATCTGTTTTCTGCCCGACAATCTTCCGCCCAAAGAGGAACCGTATTGATTTGAGGAACCACCACCCATCGCCAGTATGTTTTTCATACCGGACTTAGACATGAGTTCTGCATCCTTCATCTCACGTTTT